TGGTCGGACTTAACAAATAAGATCGGAGTTGTCAATAATCTTTCTGGCAACTCCGATCCCTCCAACCAAATTCATAAATACTAGAGACGAAAAACAGGAGTATAAAATATGCCTTTCGATATCGGCGCTTTCCGATCAACTTTATCATTAGACGGTGCGAGACCAAATCTATTTGAAGTATCAATGTCCTTTCCTTCCGTAGCGACATCAGGAAATGCTGCCGGAAACGGAGGCGGTTCAAATGGATTGGGCGTTGCAGAACAAATGTCATTCTTTTGTCGAGCAGCACAGCTACCCGGATCAACTGTCAATCAGGTTCCACTAAACTACTTTGGACGTGAATTGAAGTTTGCCGGAAATAGAATTTTCACAGAATGGACTGTCACAATTATCAATGACGAAGATTTCAAGCTTCGTAACGCTTTCGAGATGTGGATGAATGGATTGAACTCTCATAGAGGGAACCTAAGAAATCCTGCCTTCGCTTCACCAACATCTTATACCACACAGGCGTCTGTAACGCAATATGCAAAAACAGGCGAAGCCCTAAAGTCGTACACTTTTATCGGAATGTTCCCAATGGATATTTCTCCGATTGAAGTTGATTGGGCAGCAAATGATACAATCGAAGAATATGCTGTAACATTTGCATACCAGTGGTGGGAAAGCAATCCTTCAGATTCTGGTGCAACTGGTGGAGCAATTCCAACCAGAAACGTACCAGTATTTTAATTGAACTAAATAGGTTAGTGTCCTCGGTCCTGAGACTAAGGACACTAACTTTACATTGGAGTATAGAATGGCGATTACCCTTTTCGGGATAACTCTCACAACACAGAAAGAACGACTTAAACAAGAGCGATCATCCGTAAATGATCAGCTTAAATCTTTCGTTCCCGAATCCAATGATGATGGAGCAGTAACCATCCAGTCAGGTTCTTACTATGGAACCTACGTGGATATGGATGGCGTTGTTCGTAATGAAATAGAACTCATTACCCGATATCGAGAAATGGCTATGCAGCCAGAACTCGAAACTGCAATTGATGAAATTGTCAATGAAGCCATTATTATGGACGACAATGGAAAGTCTGTTGACATCAATATGGATGAGGTAAAGGTTTCTGAAGGCATCAAGAAGAAGATAAGAGCAGAATTCGATTACATCCTAAAGCTTCTTAACTTTGGTAACATGGGATATGACATCTTCAGAAGATGGTATGTTGATGGCAGAATTTTCTATCATCTGATCGTAGATGAAAAGAAGCCTCTCAATGGAATTCAGGAACTGAGATACATTGATCCTCGTCGTATCAGAAAAATCCGAGAAATAGAAAAGACTATGGATCGGGCCTCTGGTATCGAAATTATCAAGAAGTCCAGAGAATACTACTTGTACAATGATCGTGGTGTCATTGGTACACAGTCAGCAAATATGGGAGCAAAGATCGCTCTCGATTCCATCGTAAACGTCAACTCCGGTCTAATGGATGCGAAACGTGCGATGGTTCTATCATATCTGCACAAGGCAATCAAGCCACTAAATCAACTTCGTATGATGGAAGACGCCACCGTCATCTATAGAATTTCTCGCGCTCCAGAGCGTCGTATTTTCTACATTGATGTTGGTGACATGCCGACTATTAAGGCAGAGCAGTATCTTCGTGATATCATGACGAAGTACAGAAATAAACTCGTCTATGACTCAAATACAGGTGAGATCAAAGACGACAGAAAATTCATGTCCATGCTTGAAGATATCTGGTTGCCCCGAAGAGAAGGCTCTCAGGGAACCCAGATCGACACTCTGCGTGGCGGTGAAAATTTGGGCAAGATGGAAGACGTGGAATATTTCCAGCAGAAGTTGTACAACTCTCTGGGTGTTCCCGTAACCAGACTTGTCCCGCAGCAGGGATTCTCTCTGGGCAGGTCCAATGAGATCACCCGAGATGAACTAAAGTTTGCGAAGTTCGTACAGAGACTTCGCAGCAAGTTCTCTTCCCTGTTTGACGATTTACTGAGAGTACAGCTTGTTCTGAAGAAGATATGTACTGAAGAAGAATGGCAGTATATCAAGGAAGATATCTGGTACGACTTCCTTAAGGACAATAACTTCAATGAACTGAAGGAAGCTGAGCTTATCGCTAACAGAATTCAGACGCTGAATTTTGTTGATCCCTATGTCGGAAGATACTATTCCAAGGAATGGGTTCAGAAGAATGTCCTCCAGCTTACTGATGAAGAAATCGAAGAGATGCAGGCACAGATGGATCAGGAAAATGCTGATGCATCTGGAAACCAGCCAATGCCAACTAATCTCATGGGCAGTGGAGCAGCTTCTACGGTCGATCAGAACGGCAATCCAATGGCACCAATCCCGATGGCACCGTCAACTCCAGTTGTCCCCGGAACACCACTAGTGGTTGGTCCAGATGGAATGACACCAGTTCCACAGCAGCCTCAGGTTCCGTCAAAGTTTGAACTACAGCCAGAAGATATGGAAATACTAGCATGAAAATACTAAGAGAAGAATTGACAAACGCCCTTCTGGTTCCAAAGAAATCCCCTGCGGCCCAAGAAGCCGCAGCTATGGGACTTCAGTATGTTGGTTTTGGTAGGTACGAAGACCCGAATAGTGGTCAGGTAACACACATTGTTCAGAATGACAAGCTAGTTCCTTTTTCTAGGGCAGTGAGAACGAACACTTATCAGACCCACAGTGCTGATGACTTCGGAACATATCTGAATGCTATGGCACCTGATCTTGATAAGGACCTATCTCAACTGAGTAAGGCATTTACTCCAGAGAAGTACAGCGACGAAGAACTTGACGCCATTAAGAAGTATACAGATACAGCTTACTATAACGTGTCAAACATTCTTAACAAGCTTCCAATGGGTATTATCGGAAAGCAGATACAGCCTGCAAATATCTCCGACGACACTCCAAAGCTAATCACTGCTATGGATGACGCAATGTCTAGAGCAAAGGTACCTGTAGACATTATAGGATACATCTCAGTTGGTCAAGACATTGATACAAACCAAATTGGTGCCGGAAGAAAGATCGGCTTCAAGTCGTACAGATCGACCACACTTGCAATGAATACTCTACTCGATGAGTATACAAAGTCTGGTTCTGGCGGTGGCGTAGTCCTTCAGGTTCTGATACCAAAGGGATCATCTGGACTTTATGCTGACGACTTCTCAGCAAATCCCGGTGAAAGAGAGTTCATTCTCCCTAGATCAAGTTCAATAGAAGTACTTTCTGGTCCAAATAAGCTCTCAGGAACTTATATGTCGGCAGACAATAACCTAGAAGTACATTTCTATAATTGTAAACTCGCATAAATATAAGGAAAGAAAATGACAGTATCAAAGATAGTCACAGCAGCAGCATCAAAAGACTTCATCAGACTTCAGGAAGAAACCAATAAGAAGCTTTCTGAAAAGGTCCTGAAGCTAATGGAAGAGAAGAAGCAGACTATAGCACAGTCTTACTTTGGGAAGAAATAATGATAACCTTCAAAGAGCTTAGAGAAAATACCGAAGACAAGCTAGACGTTCTGGTAGAAACCGGGCTCTTTGAGGGCAACCGTATTTCTCTACTGCGAAGAGCACTAGACGAAAACAACACCAAAATGTCTAATGTCGAAAGAGCAGCACTTCTGGAATCTTTCCACAGACTTTTGAACTATGTTGCCAGTAACGATGAACCAGATGTTCTGAACGAACAGACAAAAACGAAAACAAAGAATATTGACATCAATGAAATGCCAGCACTTCTTATTCTGAAGAGAAGAGCGATCAGAGTATTTCCTGACGGTCAGAAAGTAGCTCTATATTGGGCAGACAGAATTAACCGTTATGTTACCGTTCCATTCGAGGGTGTCGGGCTTAGTGAAGAAACCGCATCAGAGGCAGACACAGACAAATGAAAAAGATCGTAAGACGAAACCACATTAAGGAAAACTTCAGACAGAACTTGAGAGAGCAGTTTACTCTCGGTGATGTTGCTGACGTATTTGTTCCGGGTGTATCTGCATACAAGAACTTCAAAAGAGGTGATATTGCCGGTGGCCTAGTAGACGCAGGACTAGACGTAGCATCATTAGTTGCAGGTGGCCTTAGTGGCGGTATTGGATATGGAGCATCTAGAGGTGTAATTTCTGCACTTAAGGCTGGAAAGAAGGTTGCAAGAATTCCAAAGGTAGCAAAGTCTGCAAGAGTTCCTAATACTGGATATGGCCCTTGGGGTAGAAGAGTTACCGGAAAGAAGATCAAGCCTAAGAGTAGCGCAACTGCCGCTGGTGTCGGCGCTGCTGCTGGTATTGGTGCTGCCGCTGGATCGATGTTTGGTGGTTCGACAAGTCAGCCTAGCCAAATTCTAGCAAAAGATCGACCACAGACAGGCTTCAGAGACAGATATCAGGGCATCGATCCTTTCCGTTCTGGAGAAATGAGAGCAAGCGCTGGATACTACGATACTCCAGTTGGAAGAAGACAACTGTATAAGGGTGCCGGAGGTGGACTAGTTGCTCCCCCAAGCACTATGTACGAAAACACAGTAATTTACAAGCTTCAGGAAATGGTCAACAAGTCAATTAAGACCAGAGAAATAAACGATATACTAGTTACTCAGGATATGGCTAGAAATATAGTTCAGTTACACGAAGCCCTAAATAATGATAACAAGAAAATGCTTGAAGAAAACTTAAAGTCTAAGGACGGATTTTTCAGGATACTAGATTTTTCGGTAAGGAACTAAATGGCAAACCTAATAAGAGAACAGCGTATCATAGATACAAACAAGAGAGCACTTCTTAAGTATGTGTTCGTTTCCGATGGAACAGCAGAAGCTAATACTGTTCTGGTTGATGTATCGACATTACAGTATGCCCTGAATGCTAATGGCTATATCATGCAATCTGGAGTTCATCCTAAGGAAAAGTACCGAACTACCATCAGAAGAATTTTCTCTGTCGGT